AAGTCGGCTATGTTACTCGTCAGTAACTCTAACTCCAGCGGAAGTTTCGTGGTTCCTAGTTGCACTTAGTTCCACCGGGGCTTAAACAAGGTGGTTCCAGACCTGCTAGTTATTTTAGCCTTATCTTAAACAAGTGCCATAACCTTTACGACGACTTGCTTTGAATATAGCGTCAGCGGTTTCTTGGCTAACAAGCTGTATTGTATTACCGGTTTTGTGGTTAGTGATTGGTACACAGGCATAACGAGCTGTTGTCGAACAGTTAATACACGTCTTGTAACCAAGATTTAATCTACCTTGCGGTATTACCGCTGAACATCTACATTTCATATCTTATTGTTTATTATATTATCTACGAGTAATCGTATTTAGTTTGTAACAACCACTTCATTTGGAGTACTTACCACTGGTTTATGCTCTTTGTACATAGCAATCGCTTGGTCAAATTCGTTTTCACCGAGCTCTTGTAGCTTCTCAATAGTATTCCATATCTGAGTAAATTCTCGTAAACCTGAGTTATAATATCTTGAATCATCAGAGTATTCATAAAACCAGTCATGATGTTTTAACTGCGACTCAAGTGTTTCTAATAATTGCTGTATTTCTATACTTTGTTCTTTCATGCTAGTAATATTTATCTTGCTCTTTTTCATAAAATTGTTCTATTTCTATATTAATCATTTCTATTTCGTAGTTATCTACGCTTTGTTTGCTTACTGTTTTATCTTTAGTCTCTGACATAAGTATATCCTTTGTGATTAAACCACTCGTTTAAACCTTCTTTGCCTTGAAACTCTGTGCAACCGAAGTGATTAGGTAAGTTACCTACTGTGTATGGTCGCCACCTAGTTGATATTGTAGTTCCTGCGAACTGTTCTTCTAGATAGATATAACTATCTTCTTTAACTGTTTTTAGTATTTTCATAAGTTTTATTTATTTTTCATCTATATTATCTAATAGTTATCGTATTTATTCTGTGTAGTCATCAAGCTGATAATCTTCTTCATCTTCTACGTAACCATTACCTTGTAAAAAATCAAGCATCCACTGCATTTGACTTAGTGATAAACTATCTTTCTCGATCAGCTCTACTAAAGCTTCTTGAATTTCTGTGTATTTAGAATCTTTCATAGTATAAATCCTGCTTCTAAAGCTCGAGCTAATTTAACTTCACACTTGTGATTATTTATTATTCTATATGGTCGACTAGTTTCAAACTCAGTTTCCATAGTGACATCTTTGCCACATGTCTTGCAGTGTATTTGCATAGTAATTTAATTTAATAGTTAATAATTTTAGTTGTAGCGAGTGAATCGAACACTCTGAATACCATAACTACAGTACTTGTTCATATTTGATTTACCAGTAAACAAGTGGAACTAACTGGGCTTTTATTTAGTAGTGTTTAGAAAGCTGTTTATAATTATACTTCAGCTTGCTCAGAAGAAATAACTGCTTCAGTTTCTCGTAATACTTTTGGTATATTATTAGTTGCAGTATACGATTTGTACTTCAACCAGCAGTTCATTGCTTCTAGTGAATCTTTCATTATTTCAAACGCTTTATCGTGAGAATAAGTTACTGTTTTACCGTTTTTGAATGCTACTTCAACATTAGTATTTTTTCCGATTAGTGATTGTCTTACGACGAATCTTTTTGATTTAAGTAAATTTGACATAGTAATTTAATTTAGTTTAATTTAGTTTAGTTTAGTTACGTTTATATTATCTTTAGTAATTCGTATTTAGTTTGTATAAAAGTAGTATATTTGTTTATTAGTAGAAATTAGTTAGGTGATATTCCGTCACTTGTATACTCGCGTAATTACTCTATAATACATTGAGTTGTTATTACTTGTAGAAATACTCCGAGTACTAATAGTACAATTAAAGAATAGTGACCAGTGAGAGTAAAGAATACTAGTAATGCTATGTTGCATAGTAATACAATAGTAAATGGTAAGTAAGATAAAATCTTTTTCATAGTTATTTAGATTTAGTTTTTAAATGTTTCTCGAGCTCCTCTAAAGAGAGGTCAATGATATTCCAGTCGATCTGAGCAGAGCTCGGTGTAGTAGTAGTTTCTTCAGACATAGTATTTATTTTGTTATTTACAAATATATTATCAGGCAATACTCGTATTTAGTTTGTGAAAAAATATATATTTCAAATAAATTTATATTGGAAATAAACAGGTGGGGCTGGGTAAACAAAATGCGTTTTGATATTGGGCGGGGCCAGTAGGGGGGAGGGGGCTACACCATACCCCAATATTTACAGTACGGGGAAAAGTATGACATTAGCCTATATAAGTGTAGAGTAACAGGCTATTGTCACACTATTAAAAATTACTTTATCAATGTGATTATAGTTGTAAGAACTAAAAAAAATAATTATGTTAACTAGAGGAAGTAAAAATAAAAAATCAGTATCAAGCGGCTTAACTGCCTCTAGATCTAAAGCTGCTGCCGCAAGAAAAGCTAAACGTGCAGCTAAAATTACTGCAAGAGGAGCTAAAAAGGCTAACAAGTTAAATGCTAGAGCTGGTAGAGTTTTATCAAAGTCTAAAGCTAAAGCTAATGAAGTGAGCCCTAGAAAAATAACTGCACCTAAAACTGAAGTTAAGCTTAATGTTAAGAAGTCTACACCTAAAGTGACTAAGTCTTATAATGACATGTCTTTTGGCCAAGCGTTTAAAGCTGCTAGGAAAGCTAAAGGTTCGGGTAAATCCTTTACTTATAAAGGAAAAAAATATACTACTAACACAGCTAACGAAATAAAGTCTGGAAAACAAGTAAGAGGTAACGCCGCAGGACCAAAGAATAGATAAATCAATAAATTAATAACCAAAACCAAATCACAATGACCTATTATTATTACAAGACCAGTACACTTAATACTGGAAAACCAGTAGTTACTGAAGAAAAACTAGCAGAGTGGAAGCACTTAGCTGATAAAAAGAACTGGAGAATAACTCAGTTATCAAATGGATACTACCAAACAGAAGTCAACAATCCAAACGATCCAGATAAATGGGTCGATGTTACCCGTCGAGAAACTATCGATGGAGCTGAGAGTGCTATCAATGGCAGTATCGACCATTTTAGTAAAAAAGTGGAGTTCCTTAACGGACCAAAAGTAATAAAGACCTTTAAATAAAGGCATCGATAATAAAATTTAATTTAATTCAATAACATTATGGAATACAACTTACCAAGTGAATTGGTTAAGAACCTTGACTTCGGTGACGAAGCTAAAAGCAAAGTAATTGCTGGGGTAAATAAGTTAGCACAAGCCGTTAAATCCACATTAGGTGCGTCAGGTAGATGCGTTGTGTATGAAGATGGACGAGGCAAACCGGTCATAACAAAAGACGGAGTAACCGTTGCAGAAAGCGTAGTCTTATTTGATCCGGTTGAGAATATGGGTGCCACGTTAATCAAGGAAGCTGCTAGAAATACTGTGAAAGAAGCTGGTGACGGTACAACAACTGCTACCGTACTAGCTGAATCACTAATTAAGTCTATAGATTCTGCCGTCGCTGCAGGATTATCAATCAGAGAAATAAAAGATGGGGTTAATCAGTGTTTAGAGGAAGTGCTAGAGCACTTAAACTCTACTGCTGTAGACGTAGAAGGTGATATGCTTGAAGCTGTTGCTGCTATATCTTGCAATAATGACGCAGAATTAGGTGGAATTATTGCAGAAGCTTACAGAAAAGTAGGTAAGCACGGTGTGGTATTGATGGAAGAGAGTGATTCTGAAGATACCTATGTAGATGTAGTAGATGGTGCGCAAATAGACTGTGGTATTACGTCACCTCACTTTATTACTAACACCGAGAAGCACATATGTGAGTTAGACAACCCGTACATACTAACTGTTACCTCTGAGATACCTAATATTAGGAAAATTCAAGGAGTATTAGAACATGTAATCAAACAAGGTAGAGCATTACTTATAGTAGCTCCTGTATCGCAGCAAGTAAAGTCCGCGTTGCTAATGAATAAGGTTAAAGGTAATATTAAAGTAAACATAATTGACCCACCAGGTTTTGGGCCTACGCGTAAAGATGCTATGGAAGACTTGGCTGTACTTACAGGCTCTACGGTAATCAATGAAGAACTTGGTGATGACTTAGACCTTATCAAGCCTGATTGTTTAGGTGAAGTTGATTTTGCAGTTACAGATGATAAGAATACTACTATAACTATGGATGCTACTACTAATGCTATACTAGAGAGAGTTGGAGAGGTTAAATCTAAAATCTCTGATGAGACTAACGGATTTATTAAAAAGAAGCTAGAGCAGAGGTTAGCTACTTTATGCGGTAGTGTAGGTGTAGTTAAAGTAGGTGCTAACTCTAAAGTGGAGTTGAAAGAAAAGAAAGACAGAGTCGAAGATGCTATATACGCTACTAAAGCTGCATTGAAAGAGGGGATAGTAGCTGGAGGTGGTGTAGCACTACTTAATGCTTCAGAAAAAATTATCTCCGGACAAGCCGGTGAAGTATTGCTTCAAGCACTAAAGTCACCATATGAGACTATATTATCAAACGCTGGACTAAACATGTTAGATACTATGGGTGCTCCAGGTACAGGTATTGATGTTGTTACCGGTGAGTGTGTAGAAATGGTTAAATCTGGTATTATTGATCCAGTGCTTGTAACTAAAACGGCATTGAAGAACGCTGTGTCTGTAGCATTAACTATAATGTCAGCTGATTGTGTAATCTCAAATATACGTATTAATGAAAGCAATTAATGACTATATAGTTGTAGAGACTATTAAAGAGGAAAAGAAGACATCAGGTGGTTTGCTACTTACAGATGACACAGATGTTGATAATAGATATAAGAAAGCTAAAGTAGTTTCTGTAGGAAACTTAGCGGACATAATCAAAGAAGGTGTTATGGTAATGTACGATAAGCACGCTGGTCACGAAATCGATTATGATGACATGTTATACAGAGTTATAAAACTTAGAGATGTAGTACTAGTAGATGAGAAGAATAACGTCTGATGAAATAAAAGAAATACAACTATTCAAGTATTACAAGGTAGTTAGAAAGTGGGCATGTGCTAACAATGGTATAAGTGACGCTGAGTTAGAGTTGTTAATATACTTAAGTTGTTTGAATAGATTTACTAGAGATGATTTTATAAAAGGTACTTATATATATTCTTGGGACAAGAAACGCTGGGATAGGTTGAGAAAGCAAGGTTGGATAGACGTTTGGCGTCATAGGAATAGAACAACAATTAAGTATAGCGTTTACAAAACGTCATTTAAGTGTAATCATATGATAAGCAGGATATACCGCTTGCTGCTAGGAGAAGAGGATATACCCGTCTCTATAACTAATCCTTATTATAAGAACAAGTCTTACACAGATAAAGTTATGAATAAGGTTATCGATGATATGATTAAAGACAAAGACAGATGATAAATAAAAACACTCCTGTATTTAGAAAAACACTAGAAGAAGGTGTACTAGGTGAAGCTAATAAAGATGGTAGCGTCTATATTAATAAATCTTTAAAACCAGGTAGCAAGCTTGAGAAAGAAGTTTTGGAGCACGAGTTATTTCATGCTAAACAAATGAAGAACGGTGTTTTAAACTATACAGACTCAGCAGTTATATACAGAGATGTAGAATATGAAAGGAAAGATGGTAAGATAAAATACAATGGTAAATTCTATCCTGAAGGTAGTAATATATTTCCTTGGGAGCAAGATGCAAACCAAGCTATAAACAATAAATTTTTTAGTGACTTTGATTATTCAAGGTTTAAAAGTATACCTCCACCAAGTAATAATTCTTTTAACACAATGCTCGAAGTAAAAGAGTTAAATAAAATTCCTATAGATAAAGCTTTTGTAAAAAGTCATGACGATATATCAGGCGTATTTAAAGATCTAGCTAAGAAAAAAGGAATAAAAGACTACGACGAAGACATTGCAAAAGATTTAATAGCAGAGTCTGAGCCTATAATAATGGATTTAAAAAATCATTTTAATAGACCTAGACCTAAAGTTGTAGCAGACAAAAGCAGTATAACGATGAATAATATAGAAATGGATTCTATGAAAACACCATCGTATCCTTCTGGTCATTCAGCTCAAGGCTTTTTAATAGGTTTAGTACTAGGAGATAATTATCCTAGGCATAGATCTGCATTTAAAAAACTAGCTAAGAAAATATCTTATAGTCGTAATGTTGCTCGCGCGCACTATAAGACAGACAGTAAGTTTGGTGAGCTACTAGGTAAATCAATGTATAAACATATCAAAGACAAACAATCATGATGAAAAAAACTCCAGCTAAAATGGCTAAAAAGTCTCCAGCTAAAATGGCTAAGAAATCACCTGCTAAAATGGCTAAAAAATCACCCGCTAAAAAAGCTTTAGTAGGTAAGCAGAAGAATTTACCAGCTGAATTAAAAAAAGCAATCATGGATTCTCCAGCTAAAATGTTAAAGCCGGCTGCTATGAAAATGATGAAAAAAGATTCTTCAGCTAAAATGAATTACAAGAAAAAGTAAATGGGTGTACTGCAAAAGGTATTTTCTTCTGGAGCAGGCAAGCTCGTTAAAGATATTGGTGGGGTCTTAGATGACCTCACCACTACTAAAGAAGAGAAGCTAGCTGCGTCACAGAAAGTTAAACAATTAATATCTAACCACGAATTAGAGCTTCAAAAACAAGTTACTAATAGGTGGGAGGCAGATATGAAGTCTGACTCTTGGCTGTCTAAAAATGTTAGACCAATGGTTCTTGTGTTTCTAGTAGTATCAACTGTGTTGATGATATTTATAGATGCAGGAACTATAGCTTTTGAAGTAGAACAAAAATGGACTGACTTATTGCAGTTAGTGTTGATAACAGTTATCGGTGCTTACTTCGGTGGTAGATCATTAGAAAAAACTAAAATTAAATAAAATTAAATATAATGGCAAAGAAAAACAAAGTAGTAGATTTAAAATCTAAAGCAGAAAAAGTAACATTAGAGGAGTTAGGAAGGTTAAGTAGTATAGTAAATACTATAAACAATATTCACTCTGAAGTAGGTAGAATAGAAGCTCAAAAACATATATACCTTCACAAGCTGGCAACAGTTAGAGATGAAGCAGCTTCAGCTCAAAATGATCTAGAAAAAAAGTACGGCACTTCTGATATAAATATGAACGACGGTTCAATAAATTATAAAGAAGATGCAGAATAGTATTATAAGAAAAATTACTATAGGTAAAGATTACAAGAACGATTCAATGCACTACGCTGTTGGTCAAAGCGTTTATGGTGGTCATACTATATGTGATATAATAGAAGAAGAAGATAAGTACTCTGTATACATAAGAAAAGAAAAAGTTGTAATACCTTGGAAAGACTTTAATAAGAACATGGCAGTATCGGTGGAGTACGACTTAGAGTATTAATGATACCTGTACAAGATTTTATTATAAGTCCTTGTGGTGAAAGATACAACAACTCAGTCAAAGTAGATAACAAAGATTTAATATTAAACACCGAGATATTTAATCATCAGTATGTTAATCGAGAAGGTATTATTGACAGTGTTCCTATTTGGAACCCTAATGAGTTACGATTAGGAGAAAAAGTTCTAGTTCACCATAATGTATTTAGACGTTGGCACAATGTTAAAGGTATAGAGAAGAATAGTAGAGGTTTTCTTAACGAAAATCAATTCTTAGTTTCTCAAGATCAAGTTTACATGTACAACAGAGACGGTTCTTGGAAAGCCACACCTGGGTTTACGTTCGTTAAACCTTTAAAATCAAAAAACAATTTAAGCAACGAAGTAGAAGTTCCATTAATGGGTATAGTTAAATATTCTGACGGTACGTTTTTGCCTACTCAATTAGTAGGTTTTAGACCTAGCAGTGAATATGAGTTTATTGTTGATGGAGAAAGGCTTTACAGAGTTATGAATAATTTTATTACAATTGAATATGAATATAAAGGAGACGAAGAAGAATATAATCCAAGCTGGACGAAGAGCAGTAGAAGAGTTAATCAAAGTAGCTAAAGAACCTATAGTAGACTCTGATGATGATATATCAGCTGACAGATTAAAAAATGCTGCAGCTACTAAAAAGCTAGCTATATTCGATGCTTTTGAAATATTAAGCAGGATAGAAGAAGAAGATAGTATGTTAGGTGATAACAAAGAGTCTGACAATAAGTCAAACTTTAAAGGCTTTGCAGAAGGTAGATCAAAGTAATGTATAAACAAGAGCTAGTTAAAAAAATACAACCAGTAAGGTTAAACACTATCAATAGACTTAACAAGTCTAAGAAGTGGGAGTATGGCTATAACAAAGAACACGACTTTGTTGTTATATCTAAAACTGGTCAGATAGGTGAAGTGTTAGAGCTTCAAGGGTTGAAAATAGCTCTACCTCTAGCTCCTAAATCTATTTATAAATGTGACAATAGCAAGGTTAAACAGAAGTGGAAAAGATTTGAACCTAATCCTGATTTTAAAAATATAAAAACTGTATTTGAGTGGCAAGATAAACCAGAAAACTTTAAAGAAAAACACTACACTTATATAGATCAAGAGTTTACTAGAAGAGATAATGGTTTTTGGTTTATGAATAAAGGTGTACCAACTTTCCTTACTGGTAGTTACTACATGTATTTACAATGGAGTAAAATAGACATAGGCGCTCCTGATTTCAGAGAGTCAAATAGATTATTCTTTATATTCTGGGAAGCTTGTAAAGCTGATCAACGTTGTTATGGTATGTGTTATTTAAAAAACAGACGATCTGGTTTTTCGTTTATGAGTTCGGCTGAAACCGTTAACTTAGCCACGTTAGCAAGTGATAGTAGATTTGGGATACTTTCTAAAAGCGGTGGTGATGCAAAGAAAATGTTTACAGATAAAGTAGTGCCAATAAGCTTTAACTATCCTTTCTTTTTTAAACCTATACAAGACGGTATGGATCGTCCTAAGTCGGAGCTAGCGTATAGAGTTCCTGCTAAAAAGTTTACACGTCGCAAGATTAAAGAGCGAGAAGAGATGGACAACGTTCAAGGTTTAGATACTACTATTGATTGGAAGAACACAGGAGATAATAGTTATGATGGTGAAAAGTTAGCCCTGTTAGTACATGATGAAAGCGGTAAATGGGAGAAGCCTGATAATATTAGAAATAACTGGCGAGTTACTAAAACTTGTTTAAGATTAGGTAGTAGAATTATAGGTAAGTGTATGATGGGTTCAACATCAAATGCTTTAGATAAAGGTGGTCAGAACTTTAAAGATATATATAATAACTCTGACGCTACTAAAAGAAATAGAAATGGTCAAACAAAGTCTGGTTTATATTCTTTTTTTATCCCAATGGAGTGGAACTTTGAAGGATTTATTGATGATTTTGGATGGCCAGTATTTAATACTCCAAAGCGAGAAGTTTGTGGACCAGACGGTGAACTAATAGATATAGGAGTGATAGATCACTGGGAGAACGAGGTTGAAGGATTAAGAGATGATCAAGATGCTTTGAATGAATTTTACAGGCAATTTCCTAGAACAGAAGAGCACGCCTTTAGAGATGAGACAAAACAAAGCTTGTTTAACTTAGTTAAGATATACGAGCAGATTGATTATAATGAAGGGAATAGAAACTCTTCCGTGCTTAATATAGGTAATTTTCAATGGGACAATGGAGTTAAAGATACTAGAGTTAGTTTTAATCCAGATCCAAGTGGTAGATTTAAAATTAGTTGGGTTCCTAATAGTAATATGCAAAACAATGTTATATTAAAAAATGGAATTAAATACCCTGGAAACGATCACGTTGGTGCGTTTGGTTGTGATAGCTATGACATTAGTGGTACTGTTGATAATAAAGGATCTAAAGGAGCGTTACATGGACTAACTAAATTCTCTATGGAAGACTCGCCAGCTAATACTTTTTTCTTAGAGTACTTAGCTAGACCTCAGACTGCAGAAATATTTTTTGAAGATGTTTTGATGGCATTAGTGTTTTATGGTATGCCTATATTAGCAGAGAACAATAAACCAAGATTACTGTACTATTTACGTAGAAGAGGTTATAGAGGCTTTAGTATGAATAGACCAGATAAGATATGGAACAAGTTATCAACTGCTGAAAAAGAAGTAGGTGGTATACCTAACTCTAGTGAAGATATAAAACAAGCTCATGCAGCTGCAATTGAAATGTATATTAATGACCATGTAGGTCTTCAGCAAGATGGTACTTATGGTACGACTTACTTTAACGATCTTCTAAATGATTGGTCAAAGTTTGATATAAATAAAAGAACTAAACACGATGCCTCTATAAGTTCTGGCTTAGCTATAATGGCTTGCAACAGACACTTGTACAAACCAAACCCCGGTAACAAAAGACAGTCACTGAATATATCAGTTTCTAAGTATAATAATAATGGAATAACATCTAAAATAATAAAGTAATATGACAGAGTCTGTTGTAAACTTTCCGTCACAAGCGGTAAGTGATTTAGAAAAGATGACAAATGAATACGGTTTGAAAGTTGCTAGAGCTATTCAAACTGAATGGTTTGGTAATAGAGACGATAAGTTCACTAGTAACTATGATACCTTTCACAAACTTAGACTATACGCTAGAGGAGAGCAATCTGTTGAAAAATATAAAAATGAGTTGTCTATAAACGGTGACTTAAGCTATTTAAACTTAGACTGGAAACCAGTTCCAATAGTCTCTAAGTTTGTTGATATTGTAGTTAACGGTATGTCGCAGAGATCTTACGAGGTTAACGCTTTTTCTCAAGACGACTTTGGTGTTAGTAAGAGAACTGAGTATATGGAATCTATGTTAAGAGACATGAGGTCTAGAGAGTATAATGATACTGTTCAGGCCTCTTTTGGTATGGATATATATGAAAACGATAAAGAAACTTTACCAGATACTGAAGAAGAATTATCTTTACACATGCAACTTAGTTATAAGCAAGCAATTGAAATAGCTGAAGAACAAGCTATAAATACTCTTTTTGAAGGTTGTAATTATGATTTAGTTAAACGTAGATCAATATATGATTTAGTTACTATAGGTATAGGTGCTACTAAAACTAGTTTCAACTATAGTGATGGTGCTAAGGTAGAGTACGTAGATCCAGCTAATTTAGTTTATTCTTACACTGAATCACCTTATTTTGATGATATATATTATGTTGGTGAAGTAAAACAAATACCTATAAACGAATTAGTAAAAGAATTTCCAAACCTCTCTGAATCAGAAATAAAAGAAATAGTTGAAGGACCTAGAGATAACACTAGAAGAAGATATAATAGAGATTATAACAAAGTAGAAGTATTATACTTTAATTATAAAACTCACGCTAATGACGTTTACAAGTTAAAGAAAACTGGTACTGGTGCCGATAAGATTATACCTAAAGATGATACGTTTAATCCACCAACAGATATGGACGGGGATTTTAGTAGATTAGATAGAGTTGTTGAAACTTTATATGAAGGTGTACTTATATTAGGTACAGACAAGTTATTAAAATGGGGTATGGCTTCTAACATGATGAGGTCTAAGTCTGATTTTGGTAAAGTTAAAATGAACTACAGTATTGTCGCACCTAGAATGTATGATGGAAGAATACAATCTATGGTAGGTAGAATAACTGGGTTTGCTGACATGATACAACTGACTCACTTAAAGCTTCAACAAGTTATGAACCGCATGGTTCCAGATGGTGTGTATTTAGATGCTGATGGTTTAGCTGAAATTGATTTGGGTAATGGTACTAATTATAACCCACAAGAAGCTTTAAATATGTTCTTTCAAACAGGTTCTGTTATCGGTAGATCATTTACAGCTGATGGTGATATGAATCCAGGTAAAGTACCTATACAACAAATACAAAGTAGTAGCGGTGGTAATAAACTACAAAGTCTTATAGCCACTTATAATTACTATTTACAAATGATACGCGATGTTACTGGTCTTAATGAAGCTAGAGATGCTTCAACTCCAGATAAAAACGCTTTAGTTGGTATTCAAAAATTAGCAGCAGCTAACTCAAATACAGCTACTAGACATATATTACAGTCTATGATGTATCTAACCGCTGAAGCCGCGGAGTGTTTATCGCTTAGAATATCTGACATAGTCGAATACTCTCCAACAAAAGAAGCATTCGTTAGAGCTATTGGCGCTCATAATGTTGCTACGCTAGAAGAGTTAAAAGAATTACACCTATATGACTTTGGTATATTTATAGAGCTTATGCCAGATGAAGAAGAAAAACAAATGTTAGAAAATAATATACAAGTTGCCTTAGCGCAACAGTTAATAGATTTAGACGATGCTATTGATCTTAGAGATGTTAGAAACATTAAGCTTGCTAACCAGCTTCTTAAAGTTAAGAAAAAGAAAAAACAAGAAAGAGACCAACAAATACAACAACAAAATATCCAAGCTCAGTCGCAGGCTAATCAACAAGCTCAACAAGCTGCCGCTCAAGCGGAAGTTCAAAAAGACCAAGCTAAAGCTCAAACACAAGCACAGTTAGAGCAAACAAAAAATCAATTAAAAATACAGTACTTACAGCAAGAAGCTGAAGTTAAAAAAGAGTTGATGAGATTAGAGTTTGAATTAGGTAGTCAACTTGAAAAAGTTAAATCACAAACAAAAGAAGGTGAATCTGTTAAAAAGTTTGAGTCATCAGGTAATGATATAGTATCAGGTGAAGCGGGCTTAGATTCTATGATGTAAACCGTTTAATTAATTTATTTTATAAAATTTTATTATGGAAGAAGTAACAAAAGTGAACATGGGCTCTATCGAGCCAGAGATCTACAAAGTAGACTTAGATAACCCACCAACCAATGAAACTAAAGAAACAGCAGCTGACCCAGCAGGAGTGGTGGGAAGCGATGAAAACCCCGACACCACAGAAAAACAGGAAGAAGTACAACCGGAAGCAGAAGTACAAGAAGCAGAAGCACCAGTACTAGAAGAAGTAATAGATGAGCCTACAGCTGAAAAAGTTGAACAGGTTGAAGAAGTTGTTGAAGAAGCAGTTGCAGAAGCTAAAGAGTCTGGAAAACCTCTACCTGATAATATACAAAAGTTAGTTGACTTCATGCAGGAGACAGGTGGCAACTTAGAAGATTATGTTAGGCTTAGTACAGATGTATCAAAGCTTGATAACTCAGATGTGCTTGACGAGTACTACAAGCAGACTAAACCTCATTTATCATCAGAAGAAAGAAACTTTTTACTAGAAGAAACTTTTGGTTTCGATGAAGAAGTTGATGAAGCTAAAGATGTTAGAAAGAAAAAGATTGCTCTAAAAGAAGAAGTTGCTAAAGCAAAAGAACATTTAGAAGGTCAAAAAGAAAAATATTATAATGAAATCAAAGCTGGTAGTAATTTAACTACTGAACAACAAAAAGCTGTAGATTTCTTTAACAGATATAATAAAGACTCTGAAGCTCAACAAAAAGCTACAGAAGTTACTACAAAAGCATTCCAACAAAGAACTGATGCTGTATTCAACGAAGAGTTCAAAGGTTTTGATTTCAACGTAGGAGATAAAAAGTTTCGGTACAATGTTAAGAATACCAACGAAGTCAAAGAGACTCAGAGTGATTTGAATAATTTCGTCAATAAGTTTATTGGCAAGGATAATACAATTCAAGACGCTAAGGGTTATCACAAATCTTTATTTGCAGCAATGAATGCAGATGCTTTAGCTCAACATTTCTATGAGCAAGGAAAAGCAGATGCAGTTAAAGACACTGTAGCTAAAGGTAAGAACGTTAATACAGAAGCTAGACAAACTCACGGCGAGACGTCAGTGGGTGGAGTTAAGTATAAAGTTCTGGGTGATTCATCTAAAGACTTCAAATTTAAAATTAAAAATAAACGCTAATTTAAAAAATTAAAATTATGGCAATTACTAATGGTGCTTTGTTGAATAGTGTACCTGCTGCCCAGCAACAAACACTTTCTTCAAATTATTTAGATTTAGCTTCAACCGCAAATGAAGGTTGGGCTCAACAATACGTTCCAGACTTAATGGAAAAAGAAGCTGAGGTTTTCGGACCAAGAACAATTTCAGGTTTCTTAGAACAAGTAGGTGCTGAAGAGGCTATGACAGCTGATCAAGTTGTATGGTCTGAACAAGGTAGATTACACCTTTCTTATAAAGGTAACGTAAGCCATGCCACTGCTGGTGCTGACCCAGGTACAGGTGAGGGTAATATTGCTCAAGTGACTATTGAGACTGACATTGACGAAACATCTGGTTTCACTGCTGCTAATCACGGTATTAGAGTTAATGATACTATCATTGTTTCTAATGTCAACGGAGTATTCAAGTGTTTAGTTTCTGTTGTTAATGGTGCTGTGCTTGACGTGCTACCTTATGGCTCTTCTGCTTTAGCTGCTTTAACTACTACTAAAGCTACAACTATATTAGTTTATGGTTCTGAGTATGGTAAAGGACAATCTTACGTTGCTGATGCTGGTACTACTAATACTACTACTGCAAGAGGCGCTAACGAACCAACTTTTAAGTCTTTCTCTAATAAGCCTATTATTATGAAAGATTATTACGAAGTATCTGGATCAGATGCATCTCGTATCGGTTGGGTTGAAGTATCTTCTGAAGGTGGAGCTTCTGGTTACTTATGGTACTTGAAAGCTGAATCAGACACTAGATCTCGTTTTAACGACTATGTTGAAATGGCTATGCTAGAATCAGAATTTGCTGCAACATCTTCTGAAGTACAAGGTTCTACTATCTTACCTGGTTCTACTACTAACGCTGCTAATGATGCTGGTTCAGAAGGTTTATTTGCTGCTATTGAGTCTAGAGGTAATGTTACTTCTGGTATCTCTGGCGTGAATGCTGCTACTGACTTAGCTGAGTTCGATGCTATTCTTGCTGAATTTGACAAGCAAGGTGCTATTGAAGAATACATGATGTTTGTAAATAGAGCTTCGTCTCTAGCTATAGATGATATGCTTGCTTCAATGAACTCTTACGGAGCTGGTGGTACTTCTTATGGAGTATTTAACAACGATGAAGACATGGCTTTAAACTTAGGTTTCTCTGGATTCAGAAGAGGTTCTTACGACTTCTACAAATCTGACTTTAGATACTTAAATGATCTAGCTACTCGTGGTGGTATTAATGCTGCTAGTGCTGCTAATGCAATTAGAGGGGTATTTATTCCTGCTGGTACTTCATCTGTTTACGATCAAACAGTTGGTGCTTCAATGAAGAGACCTTTCTTACATGTTCGTTACAGAGCTTCTCAAACTGATGATAGAAGAATGAAGACTTGGACTACTGGTTCAGTTGGAGCTGCTACATCTGCTTTGGATGCAATGCAAATTCACATGCTAACTGAAAGATGTTTGATCACTCAAGGTGCAAACAACTTTATGTTAATGAAGTAATATAGGATGGGGCTTCGGCCCCACCTTATTTTTTTAATTTTTATTATATTATATTATGGCAAAGAAAAAAACGGCTACTAAAGTGGCTAAAGAAGTAGTGGAACAAACTGTTGAAACTGTTGTTGAGACTGTTGTGGCACCACCAAAACCAATAGTTAAAAAAGAAGCTAAACCTTCTTGGGAAATAAAAGATAGAATTTACTATTTACAAGGCGATCACAAACCACTATCTAGAATGATTAAGTCTGCAGGAGTTTACTGGTTTGACGAAGCTAAAGGTTATGAAAGAGAGCTTAAGTATTGTGAAAATCAAAGAACACCTTTTGTAGATGAAATGGCTGGTGACCAGAGATTAAATCATATTATATTTAGAGCTGGATCTTTATATGTACCTAAAGAAAAAACAGTATTACAAAAGTTACTATCTTTGTACCACCCTCATAGAAATAAATTATATTACGAATTTAAACCTCAAGAGATAGCTAGAAATGAAGTAGATATTCTTGAGATGGAAATAGAAGCTCTAATGATCGCTAGAGATTTAGATATTGATATGGCTGAAGCTGTAATGAGAGCTGAAATTGGTTCTAGTGTATCTACCATGAGTTCTAAGGAGCTTAAAAGAGATTTACTACTATATGCAAAGAATAACCCTGAATTGTTCTTAGAGTTAGTTAATGACGACAATGTACAACTAAGGAACTTTGGAATTAAAGCAACTGAACTAAACATTATAAAGTTATCATCAGATCAAAGACACTTTATGTGGGGATCTAACGATAGAAAACTTATGACAGTTCCGTTTGACGAACACCCGTATTCCGCACTTGCACAGTGGTTTAAAACTGATGAAGGTATGGAAGTATATACTAATATAGAGAAGCGGTTATCATAACCGTTTCTTATAATACTAAATAAGCACAAACCTTAATCCTTAAACTTTAAACCTTAATTCACAAACAATTATTTATTAATTATTAAACATTTAAAATTATGGAAACATATTTGTATTTTAGAGGCGTAGCGAATTTAGCTGCCGATGATGACGGTACTGCTGGTTCTTTACTTATGCCTCTAAGTAAACTTAAAGGTATGAGCATGGGTACTGGTGCTATAACTGGTGCAATAACAGAAGATGAAGATGCTTTTACTTTATTTTTTGAACCAGCTGGAATTGGTGCTGGAGACGGTGATATTGATGCTGGAGACAATGATGTTGATGCTGTAATTATAGCTATTACAACTGACAATGAGCCTCAACCGGTTATGCAAGCAATTGTTGAAGCAGCTAATTCACACCCAAATTCAGATGGATTTATTACCATTTATGATAGTGTAGCTGGTATAAGCGTGCACTCTGACATTGAAGGTGTAACTACTGCTAGAGCATCTAACGACTAATTATTAACTTACTAAAATTATAAAAAATGATAACTAAATTTTTACACGTCTGTACTACGACTACAAAAGCCGACAACGATGACGAGGGAGGATCTGTTGTTTATCCAGTAAGTTCTATTAGATCAATAGGTATGGGTTCAATGGCAGTAACAGGAGTTATATCAGCTTCAGAAACAGTTTACCATATTGCGCTTGATCCTTTAAAGATCAGTAAAGGTGCAGGTGGTGCAGCTGCTGTTCTTGGGGATAACGTTGATGTAATTAACGTTACAATGACAACATCCAATAACGCTAAAGCTCATATGCAAGAACTTGTTCAAAAAATAAACAGCTCTAGAAAAACTGAGGCTGGTTGGATAAATCTTTACGATGGAGTTAATGGAACTAAGTTGATTGCTGATTTAGCAAGTGCTGCAGTTCTTACTAATAACAATTCTTAATAGAGAGTAACACTTAATATTAATAGCCATCCTTGCGGGTGGCTATTTTTTTTTTAAGGTAATAAAACACTCTAATGTGTAATATTCTAGGTATAGAATAAGAAACAATTTTTAAACAAATATATTATGGGAATGAATTCAACAGAAGTATCTTATGGCTTTGGTCAATTAGGTAGCGGTTTTACAGATGAGACAGGGGCATTTACACCACCAACAGGTAAAGCTATAGTTGCTATACAATTTCTAGAAAATACAACTTTATCTGGTTTAGTTGCTGACACAGCTCAAGGTAACGATGCTGCTTTCTTTAGTCATACAACCGCTGTAACTGGAAATGGAGGTAACGCTGCGCAGACTGATTCTGGCACAGTATTCCCTAGAGGACTTACTATATATGGAAGATGGACTAGTGTAACTCTTTCTGGAGCGTCTACGACTGGAGGTATAATCTGTTATTTCGGAGAATAATGCTAGGCTTAGGCTTATATATAAGTGCTGCAGCGTCTCTTATTAGTGCTATAGTTGAAAGAGGTCTACAGATGTTCTTACCATTTAGTTCTAGTATATTGAATGCTAATGGTCAATTCTCTTTAGACGAAACTACCAACAACAACAACGCTAAATTATTTACAGGTAATTGCCTTGATTTTGATGGCTCGAATGATTATGTAGATATTGATGGATTTACAATGATTGGTACAACTGCTACTTTTGCGTTTTGGATAAATACAGATGATATTTCAAGTGATAGGCATATACTTGACTTTGATACAAACAGATTTATTATAACATTTAACAGCAATCAATTATCTGTGTATGATTCCTCTGAAACTTATTATGGTTTTGGAGCAATCAGCACAAATGCTTGGAATAGGTGTGTTATCGTATTAAATGGTACAAGTGCAAAATGTTATGTAAATGGTGCTCAATTAGGTGCTGAAAAAACTATTACTCCCCTTAGCGTAGGTAGTGCTACAGCAGTAAAAATCGGTGCAAGACATAACGCTAGTCCATCAGAAGCTCTCGCTGCAATTGATGGACAACTTTCTGACTTTCAAATTTGGAACTCTGCTTGGAGTGCTACAGATGTAGCTAACGACTACGCTAATCCTAATCAACTTGTGTCAAGTGTATCTGTATCTAATCTAAAGGGTTGGTGGGCGTTGACTGAGGGTAGCGGTTCTTTTGCTTTTGATAATGCAACTGCACCAGGTAGTGAGTTAATTGTTAATGGAGACTTTGATACTGATAGTGATTGGTCAAAAGGTACAGGTTGGAGTATATCAGGTAATGTTGCATCCTCTGATGGCTCACAATCAGGTAATTCATACTTAAACCAATCAGGAGCAATTGTATCAGGTAAAACTTACAAAGCAACTTTTGAAATTAAGGCTATTTCTGCTGGAGAGGTTAGAATTTTTGTGGGTAATGTTGAAACTTTCACTCCAAGAACAACTGTTGACGTATTTACTGAATATATAACTGCGGGTAGTAATGAATTTTGGATAAGAGCTAGTCCTACTTTCGTAGGTTCAATAGATAATATCAGCGTAAAAGAAATTTCAGCAGGTACTATCAATGGAGCAACTTATGTAGATTCTCAATCTAGTATTTTACAATTAGGAATGATAAATTGGTCAAATGGTTCAAATGTGTTTTTACCACCTAGTCCAACAAACTCTGCCCAAGATATTTTAGGTAACGCAGTTCGAGATAGATTGAACTCACTTAATTTAACAGGTACAGGTTATGGTGAGGTGGCTGATGATGATTCTATTAATCCTACAGATGCAATAACAATTCAATGTTGGATAAAATCTAACACAGAAGGAAATAAAGGCTTAGTTGGAAAATTTAACTCAAGTAAAAAAGATTATCTGTTCTTGAAACAAAGTACAAAAATTAAGTTTCAAATTGGAGATAGCGATTTTTTAGAAAGTGGTACTATAGCACAATCAGGTTGGATAAATGTTGCAGGTACTTATGATAAATCTAATATAAAGACTTTTATTAATGGAGTAGAATCTACAACTGCTTCATTAACAGTAGCAATATCTAATAAAACAAATGTTTTAGAAATAGGTAGATATAATAACAACAATTCCTACGCTTACTCTGAAAGAATAGATGATGTTAAGATATATGACAGAGCATTAACTGCAGACGAAATATTACAAAACTATAACGCAGGAACATCTGCACATACAAATTAATTACTATGAGAGGAAATGTATATACGTGTCTTAACACAACAACTTACAACGCAAAGATTCCTACCGAATTAGTTGCAACATATGGAATACCATCTTACGATGAAGAAGGTGAGTTTGTAGAAACACTACATCCTACTTTTAAAGAACTAGGTGCATATAATTTACAAAAGTTTGGTGCAGTTCCTGTGGTTACAATAGATAGTTCTGAATATTATATTGTAGAACTAGAAGTAAGTTGGAAAGAAGGTGAAACAAGTGCTTTGATAAAGTTAGGTGAAGGGTTAGCTTACCCTAACAACACTTTAATGACAAACACAGAGGCTAGTCAGTTTATTATCGATAACGCAACAGATGTGATATAATTGTGGAAATATTTAAAAACGATAACTCTTGGAACGAAAAAGCTATTGTAGGGTTTATTGCTTTCGCAGTAATGTGTCTTATAATGATAGCTGACCTTGTAACAGGCTGGATAGGTAATCACTTAATAATAAACGACTACGTTTACAACTCATTTGTTTGGGTTGTACTTGGTTGTTTCGGTATATCTGGCGTAGAAAAGTTTGCTAAAAAATAAACTATGGCTTTTAAAATAACATCACCTCTAAAGAAGAAAGGCAAGAAAGACGCTTGCTACAATAAAGTAAAATCAAGAGTTAAAGTATGGCCTTCAGCTTATGCTTCTGGTCAATTAGTTCAATGTAGAAAACGTGGCGCTGCTAACTGGGGCGTTGGTAAAAAAAAGTAGTACGCCCTTTAAACTTAGAAGTAATAAAATAAATAACATAGTCAAAGAGCTTAGAAAAGCTAGTAACACACATACTAAACAAGCTGATAGATTAGCAAAGCAAGCTAAACAACAACTAAAAAAACAAAATGAGTTACGTTCAAAAAAGTAATCCTATACAGAAAAGATGTTGGCCAGGTTACTCTGCTGTACCAGGCATGAAGGCTTCTGAAAAAGGTAGCTGTAAAAAGAACTCACCCGCTAAGAAAGTCAAAGGTGGTGGTACGAAAAAAGTTTGTTTACCTGCTTCTAAAGTACGTAGCATGAGTGCTAGTGAAAGATCTAGAGTTATTAGCGCTAAACGTAAAGCAGCTAAAGGTGGAGGATATAAAAGATCTAGTAAGTCTAATGTTAAAGGAGCTAGAAAACCTGGTGCTACTCTAAGAGACTGGTTTAAAAAAGAGAACTGGGTACAAGTAGGTAATCCTAAGAAAAAATGTGGTGAGAAATAATGGCATATAAACAAAATAATAATCCATACAAAGTCACTAGCTGTGGTAGAAGAAGGAACTTCATGCAAGGTAATAATTTACCTGATGATAGGACTAAAACTAACCCTTTTAAAAAGCTAAGAAAAACTACTAGAGGTAAAGGTAGACATTTCTTACATGCTAAAGAAGGTGCTGGTATGACAGCGGCAGGTAGAGCTGCGTATAAAAAAGAAAACCCAGGTAGTACTTTATCTGCCCCAGTTACAGGTAAAGTTAAACCAGGTAGTAAAGAAGCTGGAAGAAGAAAATCTTTTTGTGCAAGATCAAAAAGTTGGAAAAGTGAAAGAGGTAAAGCTGCAAGAAGAAGGTGGAAATGTTAGACAAGGATACTACTGAAATAATAATAGCTAACGTTGGAGCAATGTCGCTTTCACTTACTGATGTACATGAAGGTTTACAGGTGTTATCTATGGCTGCAGCATTAATCTTTACTATTATAAAAATAGTTAAAGAAGTTAAAAAATGGCGATAAACAAAAACAAAGAAATACAAGACCAAACATTTGTTATTAGTGTAAAAACTTTTTTTGCGGTAGGAGCAGGACTAATTCTTCTTGTAGGAGAGTATATTGTTTTGCAAGGAGATATAGAAGAAGCTAAACGATTGCCTGAAGTAGAAGATGTAGAGATTACTAGATTAGAAGTTGAGATGAACAATAAGTTGATACTAAAGCACTTTGACGATATAGAAAAAGATATAGAACAAATTAACAAGCAAATAGATGAGCTTAAACAAAAAATCTATGAGGATTTTCATCTAATGACTAAACATGAAAAAGACGACTACGATAACAAGTGAACTCGTATAATATTCAAACCCGATGGTTTAAGGGTTAGTAATAACTACCCGCTATAAGTGGGTATTTTTATATAGTAACATACCGCTTTACTATGTAACTATATTAATGTAAATAACAGATTATGGCTAATAATAAAATAAGTGTAGACAGCGTATATCAAAAAGTCTTAGCTCTTGCTAATAAAGAGCAAAGAGGCTATATAACACCTCAAGAGTTTAACTTATACGCTAGCCAAGCTCAATTAGAAATATTTGAAAACTACTTCCATGATTTAAAAACAGCTCAGTTAAAAGCTAAGAACCAAACTGAAGTCTCTGATGAAATAGAAATGTTAAATGAAAGGATGTCAATTCACAGAGTTGATGATCCTGCTAACTACTCTACTTCTACAGGTGAGTATTCTATAAGCTCAGATGCTTACGCTTTAGCTTGTGTTACGGTCGATGAAATAGAAGCTGATAGAGTAGATAATAGAAATGTTAGATTAATGGAAAGAAATCCTTTGACTAAACCTACATCTGCTAGACCAGTGTACGTTAGAACTGCTCCTAACAAAATAAAGCTATATCCAACACTAGTTCCATTTAGACAGATAAAATTAACTGTACCTAATTCAACTGATTTAGATGACGGTGATTTCATTGTTTTAAATACAAATGATTCAGGAGCCGGTGACGGCACAGGTGTTATTAGATTTATATACAGCACTGACGTAAGCGTAATAGATGGCTCATTCCCGACTTCAAATGAGTCTAATCCAAGATTTTTTATTTTAGTGGGAGGGACTAAAACCGCTACACAAGTAGCTGGTTTTACTGCTACTGAAATAAATAACGCTCAAGGATTTAAAGCTACTAGCGATGGTGCTGTAGTTACTATAGATTATGAATTTAGACCACCTAACTACGATGAAGAGGGTGCTGCAGATGATCTTGGAACAAACTTACTAGCTAGTACTTTTAGTAGAGTTATAGTTAGAGATGGTATTGGAGGTAATAGTTCTTCTAATATAAATATAGAATACTTTAAAAAACCTACAAATCCTAATTGGGGATATGTAGTTGTTCAAAGACAAGCTCTGTATAATGCTAACACTGCAGTTGATTTTGACTTACACGAATCTGAAGAGAATAATTTAGTAATGAGAATACTAGAGTTATCAGCTATAACTCTTCAAGACCCTCAGTTAAATCAAATAGCTATGAGAGATAAAGCTAACACTAAAGCTGAAAATAATAATTAATTATGGGACTATTATCGCAAACTCAACAAACATATTACGGATCTGGTAACTCTGCCAACTACGGAGATTACCAGTTCGTTACTTTAGATTCTATAATAAACGCTTTCATGGTTGTTTACGTAGGTGAAAGCAAGATAATAAGTAAGGTTAATAGAACTGATGTTCAGTTCCATGCAATGAGAGGTATTCAAGAGTTTAGCTACGATATATTTAAATCTGTTAAAGCTCAAGAGATAGAAGTACCTAATACACTTAAAATGATATTACCTCAAGATTACGTTAACTATACTAAGATTACTATTAGTGGTAGTGATGGTATTGAAAGAGTTTTATATCCTACAGGTAAGACATCTAATCCTTTTGCTATATCACAAGATGCTAACGGAGCTTATCAGTTTACCGATGGAAATCTAACAGAGCAAGATCATACAGATAAAAACTCAGATACATGGACTAGTTTTAAATCTAAGAATAACGATTACGATATAAATACAAATAACGATTACGAGACTGATGATGATGTATTAGATGCTTTTGGTAGAAGATATGGATTAGATCCTCAGCATGCGCAACAAAATGGTACTTTCTACATTGATGAGAGAACTGGTCATATTCATTTTGGCTCTAGCTTATCTGGTAAGACAGTTGTGCTACACTATATTAGTGATGGACTAGGTACTGACTCTGAAATGGTCGTACATAAGTTCGCAGAAGAAGCTATATATAAATGGATAGCTTACGGAGTAGTAGCTTCAAGATCTAATATGCCAGAATACATTGTACAAAGATTTAAAAAAGAAAGGTTTGCTGAAGCTAGAAAAGCTAAGATTAGACTATCTAATATAAAGATAGAAGAGTTTACTCAAGTACTAAGAGGATTAAGTAAACCTATAAAATAATAAAACATGGCAGAGATTAAACGTACGTTCACCGCTGGTAGGATGAATAAAGATCTTGATGAAAGACTAGTCCCGCCTGGTGAGTATAGAGATGCTTTAAATATACAAGTTAAGACAACTGATGGATCTTCAACTGGTTCGGTCCAAAGAATACAGAACAATGTAGAAATAGGTTCTTCTTTTTTAACTACTACGGTAGCTGGTTTAAAAACTAAAGCAGTAGGTAGTGTAGCTGACGAAAGAAACAATAAAGGTTACTTTTTATTTGCTAGCCCTAATTATTCATATAGTGAGTTTAGTAAGAGTGCTAAAACATTTTGGGTTGATAGTGTACTAATGCAAGATGCTGAAGGCACTACTGTTGAAGTATTTAAAGATTTATGGGCTATAACTGGTAGATATGTAGATTTTGATTCTAGCACTACTGACCACGCTACAGGTACTAATAAATTTATTATAAATGTAGACACGAGTGTAGGTAAATTACCTACAGTTGGTATGACTTTTCGTGTATACAACAATAGTAATGCACAACTAGGTAGCGACTCTAAAGTTACTGGTGTAGTTAGTGGTGGATCTAGTTACGTTATTTTAGATAAAACATTTAACATTTATTTTA